CTTTGATGGTGATATCATCATTCAGCCCGGACAATTTCTGGCTACTTACAGTTCAGCGGCTAACACTGCTGCCTATCTGTTCTCCTTTACGTGGGAAGAGGTACCGGTTTGAACGAACTGCCTGAAGAAGTAAAAGCACTCATATCTGCGCACGAAAAGCAAAGCGCAGAGGTGCTTGACGCCATAGGCGTATCCATAGCTCGTCGCAAAGATGAGGCTAAGGCCGCGCGCAGGCATTCGGGCATTGAAGATACGTGGATAGACGCCGAGGAAGCCTACCTTGGTATTGACGACGCCAACAGGGCGGAATTTTCTGCAGCGCGGTGGATGAAGCCATCTAGTATGGATGGCCCCATCACTACTGGCCGGCGCACAACCGGCGAAGAAGTAAAGTCAAACGCATTTGTAAGGCTGACTTCTAGGTATGTCGATGCAGGTGCCGCTAAGCTAGGTGAAATTCTTCTACCGATAGACGACAAAGCCTTTAGCTTTGGCCCAACTCCCATTCCCGACCTAATTAAAGGAATGAAAGATACTTCTCAAGTGGTGCATAAAGGTGTGCCTCTTGACCGCGCGTCCAAGCCGGGAGAGCCAGGGGACAGCCAACCTTTGACGGTAAAAGACTTGGCGGAAGAAAAAATGCAGCTGGCTGAAAAGAAAGCCAAGTTAGCTGAAAAAAGAATTTACGACTGGATGGTTGAGTGCCAATACCCCGCTGAAATGCGCAAAGTCATCTTTGATGCCGCGCGTATTGGCGTAGGTGTTTTGAAAGCGCCGTTTCCTAAGCCTATCAAAGCTATGTCGTTGAGCATCGTGCGGCAGACTGCTGCGGCCCTTCAGATTGAGGAAAAGATAATTCCTGCGTCTAAATGGGTTGACCCGTGGAATATCTACCCTGACCCAGCGTGCAGTGAAAATATCCAAAATGGCAGTTACATTTTTGAGCGCGACTACCTATCATCTAAGCAGTTAAGAAATCTAAAGAAACTTGACGGCTATTTGCCTGACCAAATAGACAAGGTGCTAAAAGAAGGCCCAAATAAAATAGCCGTAGACAACCCTCAACGGCCAGACGAGAAACAAATAAAAGAACGTTTTGAGGTGTGGTACTACTACGGCGCGCTCAAAAAAGAAGAGATGGAAACTTGCCGGCAAGGTTCAACCAAAGACTTCGCCAAAGAAGAAGTCTACGCTATTGTTACTTTGGTCAACGATTCCGTAATACGTGCAACGTTCAACCCTCTAGATTCTGGTGAGTTTCCATACCACGGCGTGCCTTGGCAGCGTCGTTCTGGGCATTGGGTCGGCGTTGGTGTGGGTGAGCAAGTAAGAATGCCCCAGCGCATGGTTAATGCAGCCACAAGGGCGCTGCTAAACAACGCAGGAAAGTCGGCGGGTTGCCAGTTCATCATAGACCAAGGCGCAATTGTGCCGGGAGACGGCCGCTGGACGTTGGCACCAGACAAAATTTGGTACAAAAGCGCAGATTCTATGGTTGACGATGTACGTAAAGCCTTTACGTCCATCAACATACCGAATATGACTCCACAATTGATGTCAGTGGTGGAATACGCTTTTCGGCTGGCTGAAGAATCAACGTCTATTCCGCTCATTACCCAAGGTCAGTCGGGGCCAAGTTCGCCGGAAACCTACGGCGCGGCGCAACTTCAAAACAGCAACGCCAACCAGCTGTTACGGTCAATTGGCTACGCGTTTGACGACTACATTACCGAGCCAGTGATTCGGCAGTATTACGAATGGCTGTTGCTTGACCCGGATGTGCCCGATTCTGAAAAAGGCGACTTTCACATTAACGCCCACGGTTCCATAGCCCTAGTCGAGCGCGCTATTCAAGACCAAACCATCATGCAGATGGGTCAAATGGTAAAAGACCCTGCATTTGGAATGGATCCTAAGAAGTGGTTCAAGATGATGGCCAAGTCCAAACGGCTTGACCCGCGTGAGTTGCAATATACCGACGAAGAGATGGAGCAACTTAGCAAACAACCCCCGCCCCCTGCACCGGTGGTACAAGCTGCAACCATACGCGCGGAAGTGGACAAGGCAAAACTTGCCGCAGCGCAACAAGACAACGCTGCGGATCGTCAACTATCCTTGCAAAAGGTCAAAGTTGATACAGACCGTGATGTGGTCTATGTACAGGCTGAAAGTGAACGCACGCAAGTCATGGCCGACGCAAAAATGCGTGAAATCGAGGTTAAACGCGAACTAGCGATGCTGGACTACGCCAATAAGCACCAGATTAGCCTGGAAAACGTAAAAGCCATGCTAGCTAAGACGGCTATGACGTTGACTGCGCAGAAACAACTGGCGGGGCTAAACGGTAAAGCACCCCAAGTTGCAAAACCAGCAACTGAGCCACCCGGGCGCGCGCCTAACGGACAGAGGTTTCAGCGATGATCAATGAGCTTATAGGCCGCGTGTTTGTTACGCGTGACCTAGCCCACCGCGCGCACTGGAGTACGTCCAGTTTTTCCCAACATATGGCGTTGGGAGAGTTTTACGAAAAAATTATCGAGGACATAGACGGAATTGTTGAGGCCACGCAAGGGCTTAGCGGTTTAGTAGCCCCGGACATACTGCCCGGAGCAGACGCAGAAAACTTGGTGGATTGGCTTAAAAGTGAGGCGGACTGGATTGAAGCTAACCGTGATGTTATCTGCATGGGGTCTAATGCCGTAGCTAATCTGATAGATGGCCTAGTTGGACATTATCTGACAACGGTGTATAAGCTAAATGAACTTAAGTGAAGGTGAACGAAATCATCCGCTCTGGCTTAAAATTGAAAGCCATCTAAAAGAACGGATTGTCATATTAAGAGCAAAGAATGATGGGCCTCTGGATGTGGTGCAGACTGCAACTATCCGAGGCCAGATAGCAGAAGCAAAAGCTATGGTGGCGTGGAGTTTAGCGCCCATACAGGATTCGCAGTAACAGACCACCCTAAAGGCCGTCTGTAATTTTTGGAGGGGTTGATGGAAGTGACTGATTTTGACTCGGGGTTTGACGCTACGCTACCTACGCCTGTGGAGACACCTGCGCCGGAAGATAACGCACCCAAATATGTCCAGATAACAGAAGACGATCTTAAACAGTTTCAAGCTAACGCAGCCGGCTTAGCCGAAATGCGCGATGCGATTGGAAAACGGTTTGATACCGCTTTTGGAAAACTGGGTGGAGTCGAACGCACACTTACCGAGCTTACAGCCGCACCGAAACTGGGCGCGGCAATCGACTTGACGGATGATGTTGTAGCCGACATGGCTGAGGATTTTCCTGAGCTAGCTGCAGTGCAGCTTAAAACGCTCAGAAAATTTGCCCAGACCTTGAAAGTTCCAGCAGCCGCTCCGGTTGACATTGAACATCAGCTACAAGCCCGTTTGATTGCACTGGAAACTGAGGCGCTTGAGGATGAATATCCTGAATGGCGCACAACAGTTGGAACGCCGGACTCTGACAATGACTACAGAAAGTGGCTATCATCGCAGGATAAAGGGTATCAGCAAAAACTGAACACCACTAACTCTGCGTCGGTGATATCACGTTCTATAGCAAAGTTTATGTCCAATAAACCAGCGCCGTCAGCGAGGCAATCGCTAATACGCGATGCAATTACACCCAGAGGCGACGGAGGCGGAATTTCCAATACCGACGCTTTAGATGAATTTAACGCCGGCTTTGCCGGCAAATAGGAGATTTAGCCATGTCTATGCAAACCTTTGCCCTAACTACAGGGCGTATTAACAAGTTCAAAGGTCAAATTCTGTCGCACGCGGTGCCGTTGGAGTGTTTGGGCCGTTCCGGCCGTCAAGTCAAAATGCCCAAAAACAGCAGCGACACTTACGTAGCGCGTCGTTGGTTGCCGTATGGTGCCACTTCGACGACTGCCAGCAGCCAAAACCAGTTTTTTCAAAACGGCACGGGCAACCGTGACATTGCTATCTCGCAAGCGCATCTCACCTCGGAAGGCGTAACGCCAACCCCGGAAAGCATCACTCCGGTGGATGTTACGGTGGTCATGCAACAGTATTCTTGTTTGTATGGCTTTACCGACAAGACTTACAACTTGTATGAGGATGATATTCCCAAGCAGATGATCGAACAAGTCGGCGAACGTATGACGTTTGTCAACGAAATGATTGTCTACGGCGCGCTGCGCGGTTGCACCAACCAGTATTACGGCGGCACTGGCACTACGCTGGCTACGGTTAACGGCCCGTTGACGCTTGGTATGGTTCGTAAGATTGCAAAAAATCTGCAGGCCAACCACGGTAAACCGGTCAATAAAATGCTGTCGGCTTCGGGCAATTTTGGCACGGACGCTGTGGCCGAAGGCTACACCGTGTATTGCCATACCGATCTGGAACCGGACATTCGTGATATTCCGGGTTTTATTCCGGCTGAAAAGTATGCTTCGGGCACTCCGATGCCAAATGAAATTGGCAAAGTGGAACGTTTTCGTTTCATCACTTCGCCGGATTTGCCTTCGGTTCAGGATGGCGGCGCGGCGATTGGGGCTACCGGTCTGTATTCGACGACCGGCACCAGCATTGACGTGTATCCGTTTATCGTGACCGCCCAGGATGCTTGGGGCCAAATCGCGGTGCGCGGTATGGACGCAATGGATCCCACTTTCATTCCTCCGGGCATGAAGTCAAAGTCCGATCCGTTTGGTCAACGCGGCTATGCCGGCACCATTTGGTACAAAGCCGTTATGATTGAAAACGCGGGCTGGATGGCCATTGGCAACGTTGGGTCAGCGGTGCTGGCCTAATTTAACGGGGGCTGGGTGACCAGCCCCTATTAAGGAGAATCTAATATGCCCATTCCAACACTCACTCAAGCACTATCAAATGTGTCGGCAAACAAAGACTTGTTGGCAATTCGGAATGCTCTATCTCCGATTTACGACCGGTTTAGTTCGTGCGCACACAACTCTGCCGGTCTTGTTATTAAGACTGGCGGCAGCGCTCTGGCAAAAACCGGATCAACGGCTTGGAACGGAACTGCTAAAGGTGTTCCCGTTACGATTGCTGCTGCTACCGATATGCCGGCGTTGTCGGGTAGCATTACGGCAGCTTCTTACAACGTGTTTTGTTTCTTCATTGACTCTGCTAGCGTCGTTACCTCGGCAATGGGCACTGAAGCAACCACGTTGGCTGGTGTTGATTTTCCAACGTTTCCGCTTGGCAAAGCCTTGGTCGGTTACCTTGTCGTAACTCACTCCAGCACGTTTGTTGGGGGAACCACGGCGCTTGATACAGCTACTACCGTGTATGTCAGTCCTATCGGGCCTTTTAACCCAAACGCACTTTTGTAGCATAAACCAATGGAACCACGGCGTTCTTTTTGAACTGCCAACCCATTAAAAAGGAAAATGAATCATGGCTACTTTTTATCAGCTGTCCGGTCTTACTCTTAACCACGCCATTGCGGGTCTTGTTGCTGGCACCACCAGCACCTATACCACCACGGCGACCACTGTTTGTTCCATCAACGGTAAGTTTGCTACCGGTCTGACCGCGCAAACTAACACCGCAACGCCGACAACCGATGCTACAAGCGGCGCGGCTTTTAATGCTGTGCTGTCCAACAATTGCTGCTCGTTGGTGTACGGTGTTAACGCCGCGGGTGCAATTAAGCTGGCGCAAGGCCCGTCTGTCGCTACTGCAGCCGGCGTTACGACGACTGTTGGTGCTTTTATCGCCGCTCCGCAGTTTCCTGCGCTGCCGGATGATTTTTGCCCGATTGGGTACCAGATTGTGCGTGTCTCGCCTACCGGCGCAACATTCACACCGGGCACCACCAGCTGGACAGCGTCAGGCATTACCTGCTCGACTATCAAAAACATCGCAATGCTGCCGGATCGTCCGCAGATTGCGTAACCGCAACCCCGGGGGTTTAAATAGCCCCCGGGAATACATGAGGAAACCTCAATGGATGCAGTAGACACTCCTGTTCGCAGAACTCGCCGTGAAGTTCACGTTGGCGATACCAAAATTGAACAAAAAGCAGCTATTGAGTCCATTGAGGACTTTAAGCCTGACATTATTGTCGCGCAGCCTTTGCAAAGCGACTATGCCGACGCGCTGGCATTTAACGAAGAGCCAGTCACTATTCGGCTGGAACCTTCGTCTGAAAAGTTTGCTTCACCCTGGGTGCCTTGCTGGGTAAATGGTAAAGGGGCTGAAGTTCTAATGAACAACAAATGGGTAGAATTTGGCTATCTTCCCGTTTCAAAACAACTTACCATTAAACGTAAGTATGTTGAAGTGTTGCTGCGCTCCAAACGAGATTCGGTGCAAACCAACGTAATTGAGCGTGATAATGAAGACCCGCGTAACCTTGTTGAGCGGTCAACTTCTTCTACTGCGTTGTTTTCCATTATCGAAGATCGCAACCCAAAAGGCGCGGAATGGGCAACGGAACTTCGCCGCAGAGCAGGGTAACATATGAATTTCCTAGCGCTATGCCAGAGGGTGCGTCAGGAATGTGGTATTTCTGGTTCAGGTCCAACTACGGTAGTTAGTCAAACAGGTAATTTAAAACGACTTGTTGATTGGACTAACACGGCGTGGATGGACATACAAACATCCCATCAAAACTGGGATTGGATGCGTTCTAGCGCGTCGTTTACAACCGTAGCAGCGCAATCCACCTATCCGTTAGGGACC